AAGTTGAAGTAGAATATCCCGGAATGCCTGGGTTTTTAATCCAGATTGCATTTTTATCTCGTGAAACCCTGCTCAACATTCGCAAGAAGTCTACAAAAACCACATTTAAAAATCGGCAGCCACAAGAAGAATTTAATGAAGATCTTTTCTTACAACTATATGTAGAAAATGCAATCAAAGGCTGGACCGGATTTAAACTACAGTATTTAGAACAACTAGCACCTGTTGATTTAACAGGTCAAGATTTAGAACAGGAATTAGAATATACTCAGGAAAATGCCTTATTCTTAATGAAGAATAGTAGTAATTTTGATGCCTTTATTAGCGAACAGGTAAGTGACCTGGGAAACTTTTCTACGAGCAAATAGCTCAAACAGAACGTGATATAAAAAACTATATTCAAAATACTAGTGTAGGCATGACTCAAGATAAATATTTTGAAATGTGCGAACAACTAGGTTCAGAACCTAATCCTGACGAAGTTCCTGTAACTTTTGATGATTTTACTTTAGAAGTTCAAGAAGCTTTTGAAGTTTATAATTTATTAAAAGACGAATGGGATGGTTTTAATGGTTTATATTTGGGAAAAAATTTAGTTGGTATCACAGAAATATTTAATATTTCTAGTATAGAATCTGAATATAGATATATTATGGTGCTATTAATCAAAATGATTGATAGAATCCGCATACAAGAAATAAATTCCAAAAAAGAAAAACCCGCGCGGTAACCCCTAGCGGGTTTTTTTACATCCAAAAAATTTTGGGTTGACATCACAATGGTTTTGTGCTACAATGGGTATACTAAATATTAAAGGCTTGGAGCTACCATGGCTGGTAATACAATTAATTTTCAATTAAAATTAAACTCTAATATAAAAGACGAAACCAGGGAAGCCCGAGCGTTTCATAATGAGATAAAAGCAGCTGCGGCAGCTTCTCAGAATATTGAGTATGGTCGTGCTCGCGGAGCTATGGGCAGCACTGGTGCTAGTGCTCGTGATTTTGCAAACCAAGCTCAAGGGCTTGGTGGACTAGTTCGTATATATGCAACTGTAGCCGCTAATAGTTTTGCAGCAATAAGTGCTTTTAATGCATTAAAACAAGCCGCGGATACTACTACACTTAAACAAGGCCTAGACCAATTAGGAGCAGCTAGCGGTATTGCTCTAGGAGCACTAGCAGATGGTTTTGTTAAAGCCACTGACGGAGCAGTTAGTTTTCGTGAGGCAGCACAAGCTGCAGCAAAGGCTACTAGTGCTGGTTTAAGTTCACGCCAATTTTTACAAATTGGTGATGTAGCTAAAAAAGCTTCACAGGCACTAGGTATTGACTTAAACGATGCAGTAAATAGACTAACCCGCGGTATTACAAAACTAGAACCTGAATTACTAGATGAATTAGGTATTTATACTAAAATTGGTCCTGCGGTAGAAGAGTATGCTAGAAAAATAGGCAAAGCAGAAGTTAGTTTAACAGACTTTGAACGTCGTCAAGCTTTTGCAATTGCAGTCTTAGACGAAGGAAATAAAAAGTTTGGACAAATTGATATACCAGCTAATCCTTATCAACAATTAGAAGCTAGTATACGAAATCTAACACAAGCTGGGCTTGAATTAGTAAATAAATTTTTATTGCCTATTGCAGATGTATTTGCAAAAAGTTCTACACTACTTACAGTTGCACTTGGTGCCATTGCTATAAAACTTACACAAATGGCAATACCAGCACTTACTAGCTGGAGAAGCGAGCTGCTAGAAAGTGCAAGTGTAGCTAAGAAAAAATCTCAAGAAATTAACGAATCATTTGGTGAGCGATTTTTTGATCGCATAAATGCTAGTTTTAAAGTACCGGAATTAAAACAAAATTTAACTAGTGTAGAACAGCAATATCAAAAAAGTCGTGAACAGCTGTTAAACATTGACAAAGACTACGCTGAAAAGCGCAGATCAGCTGTATATAAAGCTGCTCGTGATCCGGGTGCTTTAGGCTCTATGAATGAGGCCGCACTAAGTAAGTTGTCTAGTCAAGTACAAAAAGAAATTACTGCACAAAATAAATTAGGTACTGATGCAGCAAAATTACAGGTAATAGCCTTACAAGAATACAAACAAGCAATTCTAGAGGTACTACAAGCAAGAAAGTCTCTTACTGCAGCAGAAGCCGGCGCTCAAAAACAAGCAGAAGCCGGACCCAAAACTTTTGCAGAATGGCAGCGCGAACAAATTTCTAAAAGTGCAGGTGCTCGTGCAGAACGATTAGGTATACTATCAAAAATTGGTGAAAATGTAGAAGTGCTAGGCTTTACTGAAGCACTTAAAAAAATGAATGACGAGATTAAAAAATCCAGAGATATGAATGCTTGGGATAAACTAAGAACTCGTGTGCAAGGCACATTTACAGCTGGAATTACTGCTATTAGTATATTTTTACGATCAATTGGTACAATTGGTCAAGTAATAGCAGCCGCAGCCGCAGCCTTTGCAGTTTTTGATAGCTATATGAGTAGAAACACAAAACAAGTTGAACTTTTCAATGAAGAAATTGAGAAAAATACCAAAGTTGTAGAAAATTCTCAACGAATGCTAAAGCTATATGCTGGTAGTATTACTACTGATAGTTTATCTGCCGTAGCTACTTCATTAGGAGAGCTAATAGATGGAGTAGACGCGCTAACTAAAAAACTACAAGATACTCTAACTAATCAAGGCTGGTGGGATAGTTTAAAACAAGGTGTTTTAGGTATTTTTGGAGCAGGAGTACAAGCAGATTTTGCTACTCAGATCGCTAACAATTGGACTCAGCAAATTGCAAGTATTCCAGAAAGTGATGCAAAAGAAGCAGTTAAAGATAAATTAAGAAGTATTTTAAATATAACTGATTTAACTAGCGAAAATATTCAACGAGCCTTAGCAAAATCAAAAGATGCTGGAGGAGTAGTTACTCGCGGACAAGGTGAAATAGGTTCTGCAGCCGCTGAAGTGCGTCGTGCAGGTAGTGCAGCAAATGCAACTCGTGAATCTATAAATAACTTAACAAAAGCCAGTCAAGAGCTACAAAATACTTTTGCAGATACTAGTCCACTAACAAAATTTGCCGACGCTTTAATAAAATCTTCTTTTGATGTACTAGAAAGTTTAAAAGATATGCGTAGTGGCATAGCTGCTTTTAAAGAAATTTTAGCCAAACCTGCAGCTTTTGCTATGCTTGAAATGGGCGATGTAAAGCAATTCCAAGATGTTGTAAAAGCACAAGAAAATTTACTAATAGCCGAAAGAAAAAGAGTAGCTCTTCAAAATGAACTATCAGTATTGCAACCACAAATTACAGCAGGATTAGCAGTTACGCGTGGAACATTTCTTGGAAGGCAGCAGCTACAACAAGCAGAATTAATGCCAGGCCAAAGAAATATAAAAGCTGTAAGTAGACTTATACTTAAACGTGAAGATATTGAAGAACGTATACGTAAACTAGATACTGAAATTTCTGAAGCTGCTGATAAAGGTATAGCTACTGCATTTGAAGCAATTAGAAAAATATTTGTTGATAATATAATAAAAGGTTTTAATTTATTAAATAAAGCCACAGAAATAGCAAAACAACAAGGAATTATTCAAGTAGGCCAAGCAATTATTTCAGGTATTAGTGGCCCAGGAGCAGGAGCAGTAGCTTCTAGCTTAAAACAAAAAGAGCTAGATTTACAGCTAGAACAGATTAATACTATGAGTAATTTAGCAGATCAATTATTGCTAAATACTATAGCAGTTGAGCGTGCTAATGCAGCAAAACAAGCTGAAGAAATACAACGAAAATCTGGTGATTTAGGTTTTGATCCGGCTGCAGCTGCAGAATATAATGCAGCTATAAAATTATTTACGGATTTGGGTACAGTTAGTGAAGCGGCTGCTCGTGGTAGTACAGGACGTATTAGTGGAACACAGGCAGCAGGTATGGAGCCAGGTGCTGCAAAATATGCTTTACAACGCGCTACTAGACAGTCTGGAGAAGATATTGCTAGACAGGGTATACTAACACAAAAAGAAATTGATAGACTTAACTCACTAGTTGTTTTAGAAAACGAACGTAGAGCTGTGCAAAAAGATACAGAAAAATTAACTTTACAAAGAATTGATAACGCTCAAAAAATTATAGGATTACAAAATTCTAGTATTACTCTACTTGCAGAAGAACAAGTTACTAGTCAACAAACAATTGAGCGACAACGTCAATGGGAAACACAAAAACAAGCGCTTAGTGACGCAGAAGCTGAAATAAATAGAGATCGCGGTAGAGAAGAAGACCTAAGAGAAAAAGGCCTTACCAAAGAAGCAGACATTGTTAAAGGTATAATACAATATAAAAAACAACAACTAATGGCTTTAGGTGACCAACAACGCGTAGAAAGTTATATACTAAGCGTACAAGAAGCACAGTTGTTAGTTACTACAAAAAGCGCTTTAGAAGCATTCCGCAGAACAAGTGCAGCTGAAAGTAGAGCTAGAGCACTATCTAGTGTAGAAAATGAACTACAAACAGAACAGCAGTTATTAGATATAGCTAATGAGCGTGGAAAATTAACCCCAGATCAATATGCACAGTCTAAAAAAGTGCTTGATTTAAAATTATTAGATCTAAATACTACGCGACAACAAGAGCAAATTCAAAATAAACTGGTAGATGCTGAAACAAAATTAAATGATGAAATTAGTAAGGCTGTACTTGCCGCCACGGAACAAAATCCAATTACTCCTGAGCAACTAGCGCTATGGGCAGAAAGAAGATCAGTAATTGAACAAACAGCTAATGAAGAATTATTAGCAGATAAAAAAATTGCAGAATCAAAAAGACTTCTTATAACCTTACAATATGATCTAACCGATCGCCAAAAAGCTTATACTGATATATTTAAAAATAGTTTTAACAGCTTAGCAGATGCAATGGTAAATTGGATGCAAACAGGAAAGTGGGCTGGAAAAGAACTATTTAATAGTTTAATTGCTGATTTAACTCGCTATGAACTTAAATTACAAATGATGGAAGTATATAAAGCAGCAAGACCCGGTATTCTTAATTTTGCTGCAGCATTTACAGGAGGAGGCGGTGAGCGTGCTACTCCTTTTGGAGGTAGCGTGCTTGGAGGAGAATTTGGCGGAGCTGCTAAAGGTGCTTATTTTAATGGCAGTGTGGCTAGATTTGCCAAAGGCGGTATGTTTACTAACGAAATAGTAAGCGAGTCCTACATTATTTAAATACGCTAAAGGTGGTTTACCTGGTAGAGGATTAGGTCTAATGGGAGAGGCAGGGCCAGAAGCTATTATGCCGCTAAGACGAGATAGTCAAGGTAATTTAGGTGTTATAGGAGCCCAACAAGGTAATGTAGAAATTGTTGTTAATAATTATACTTCACAGAAGGCAGAAACTAAGGAAACAGTTGATGCACGAGGTAATCGTAGAGTCGAAGTAGTTATTGGAGACATAGTAGCTGATCAAATGACATCCAATAATAGCAGCGTTCAACAAGCTATGTTAGCAGGATTTGGCGCCAAACCAAGAATGGTTAGGAGATAATTATGGTAGGATTACCTTGGGATTCTAGTTTACCACAAAGTCCTCAAAAAGACTTTCAAGAAACTATTGGTATAAATATAGTTAGAAGTAGTATGGACAGCGGACCCGCTAAACAGCGGGTTCGTGGTAAAAGACCCACACAATTATCGCTTAGTTTCATAATGACTACTACTCAAACAAATACATTAGAGTCTTTTATACTAAATACGTTAAAAGGCACAAAGAGATTTGATTTTACTCATCCTAGAACTGGAGCAGCAATAGAATGTAGAGTTGTTCCACAAGGGGATGGAGAATTTTACACTCTTACTTACAAAGCACCAGGATATTGGCAAGCCAACTTAAAGTTTGAAATATTACCATGAGTAGA